AACGGTTTATAGACATCTCGAAGCGTGGCCTGTTGCCTGTGCCTGTCAAATACTACGCGGCTCACACAGGCCGATGGGGTGGGGATGATAAGATTAACCTACAGAATCTCCCGAGTAGGGGCATACACGGTAAGAAGTTAAAGCGTAGTATAATACCTCCTCCTGAGCATTCTTTGGTTGAAGCCGATTCTGCTCAGATAGAGGCACGTATTCTCGCGTGGCTTGCGGGGCAAGAAAATCTTATAGACGCATTTGCCAATAATGAAGATGTGTATGTCAAAATGGCGGCACGGATTTATGGCAAGGATGAAGCAGATGTAACCAAGGAAGAACGATTCGTTGGCAAGACAACTATTCTTGGTGCTGGTTATGGTATGGGAGCAGTTAAATTTAAGGATCAACTCAAGACATTTGGCGTGGATATGGAGTTGGCCGAAGCACGAAGGGTCATAAAAATATACAGAGAGGCTAATTACAATATAACCTTTCTATGGCGAGATGCCCAACAGACTATTGTTAATCTTTCTCGTGGCGATGCTGTTTCTTTTGGTCGTGATGACCTGTTATCGGTAGATGCAGAACGTTGTGCTCTTGAGCTGCCCTCTGGTTTGTTTATGCGTTATGAAGATCTGCGGGGGGATACAATACTTACCGAATTTGACGGCATACCCACTCAAACAGTTGAGTACACTTATAAAACCAGACGAGGCCGAACCCGCATCTATGGTGGGAAAGCCATAGAGAATGTCTGTCAGGCTCTCGCTCGTTGCATCATTGGCGAGCAAATGCTAGAAATCTCAAAGAGATACAAGGTTGTGTTGACAGTTCACGATTCGGTTGTGTGCTGTGTGCCGGATGAAGAAGTCGAGGAAGCACGGAGTTATATGGAATCTTGTATGCGTATGGTGCCTGAGTGGGCTATAGACTTACCAATTGATTGTGAATCAGGGGTAGGAAAGTCATATGGAGACTGTGGTTGAGTATAACTCCTTGGTCTTTCAGTAAAATAAAAGCGTTTGAACAATGCCCTAAACAATTCTACCACATGAGGATTGCAAGGGATTATGTTGAATCTGAAACTGAGGCTATGTTGTACGGTACCGCATTTCATACCGCTGCCGAAGAGTACATACGAGACAACAAGCCAATGCCCCCGCAATTTGATTATGCGGTGGCTACGTTAGACAAGCTCCGGGCAAAGCCGGGTAATAAGTTATGTGAATATAAGTTAGGGGTTACTAAGGACTTAGAGCCTTGTGGGTTTACGGATGAAGGTGTTTGGTTCAGAGGTATCGCAGATTTAATAATATTGGATGACGATGTAGCATGGGTGGTGGATTATAAAACAGGGAAATCTGCACGATACGCTGACAAGGGTCAGTTAGAGTTGATGGCACTTGTTGTTTTCAAACATTTTCCACAGGTCGAAAAAGTAAAGGCGGGTTTGTTATTTGTCGTTTCAAAAGACCTCATAAAAGATGTATATACAAAAGAACAAGTACCCGCTTTATGGGAGAAGTGGTTGGCTGATTACTCTAAATTAGAACAAGCATTTAAAAATGATATGTGGAACCCTAAACCTAGTGGGTTATGCAGACGGCACTGTGCTGTCACCGAATGTGCCCACAATGGAAGAAACTGATGCCCTACACAAAATCCCCACGCCCCTACAAACACGAATACCAAATGCAGAAGAAACGCGGCGAACATAAAAACCGTATGGAACGTCAGAGGGCGAGACGAAAAATAGATAAAGCAAAGGGTAAAAGTTATCGAAGGGGCAAGGACGTAAGTCACAACAAAATGTTGAGTAAGGGCGGTACTAATGCAGATGGGTACAGACTAATGAGTCCTAGTAAAAATCGTAGTCGGAACGGACAGAAACCGAGAAAGAAAAGTTAGTTTCTATTAAGGGAGAGCGATAGTGGAGATAATAAAAAACGTAGCACTACTGCTGAAGCTACGTAATCCTGAACAAGTCACTACCATTATACCAAAAAGTCGTAAAGTAGATGACAACAATGTTCTGGTGAAATGGGGCATCGATGAAACTCACGTCCTGAATAAATTAAATATTAACGTGCCATCACCTATAGAAAGACGTTACGACTGGCCCGGTCAGTATAAACCCTTTGAACATCAAAAAAGTACATCGGCTTTCTTAACTAAAAACAGAAGAGCCTTCTGTTTTAATGAGCAAGGTACAGGTAAAACCGCTTCGGCAATCTGGGCGTCTGATTTCCTGATAAAGCAAGGGCGTATAAATCGTGTGCTGGTTATATGCCCGCTCTCGATAATGGATTCCGCGTGGCGTAACGACTTGTTTACTTTTGCGATGCACAGAAGCGTTGATGTGGCTTATGGCTCCCCCGAGAAAAGACGCAAGATAATAGAAAGCGGTGCCGAATACGTCATTATAAATTATGACGGCGTGGAAATTGTAGCTGATGCGATAAAGAAGGGGGGCTTTGATCTTGTGATCGCAGACGAAGCTACCCACTACAAAAATGCCCAGACCAAACGCTGGAAAGTTCTAAATTCTATTCTGGAAGCTAATCATTGGTTATGGATGCTGACAGGCACACCCGCTGCTCAAAGTCCATTGGATGCCTATGGGTTGGCTAAACTTGTTAATCCTACGGCTGTCCCTCGTTTTTTCGGGTCATTCCGAGACATGGTAATGTACAAGGTATCAACTTTTAAATGGGTGCCGAAAGAAACTGCCAAAGAAACTGTGTTTAAGGCGCTTCAACCCGCCATACGTTTTACCAAAAAAGATTGTCTGGATCTTCCAGATATGGTGTACGTCAAACGGGAAGTCGAACTTACACGCCAACAGAAAAAATACTACAAGCAACTCCGAGATCGAATGATCATGCAGGCGGCTGGTGAGGAAATTACTGCCGTGAATGCCGCGGTTAACATGAATAAACTCCTGCAAATATCTTCTGGTGCAGTGTATACCGATGGAGGGGACACACTAGAGTTTGATATAAAACATAGGTATAAAGTTTTACGTGAGGTCATCGATGAATCCAGTCAGAAAGTGCTCATCTTTGTCCCTTTTAAACACACTATTAGCATCTTATCACGTAAACTAAACTCGGATGGTATCAGCAACGAGATTATTCAGGGTGATGTTCCCGCTAAGAAGCGGACTGAAATCTTCAAATTCTTTCAGGAACAAGATGACCCAAGAGTTCTTGTGCTTCAGCCAGCCGCCGCCGCTCATGGTGTTACCTTAACTGCCGCTAATACGGTGGTGTGGTGGGGTCCAACAAGTTCCCTTGAAATTTATTCTCAGGCAAATGCGCGGGTGCACAGGTCGGGGCAAACGCATAAATGTACGGTGGTGCAACTACAGGGTTCGCTTATAGAGAAACATGTTTATAGGTTATTAGATAGTAAAATACATATTCACACACAGATTATAGATTTATATAAGGAACTGCTTGACTAGCTCATTTCCTGACATTAGTATGCACTTCCTACCATGATTTGGGAGAGCAAAATGGGCGACGGGAACGGCGTCGAACTGGAAAAACTGACTAAAGTTTTTCTGAAGATAAAGGCCAGACGCAACGAGTTATCTACTGAGTTTAAAAAACAAGACGATAATTTAAAAACTCAACAAGACACTATAAAAAAAGCTCTTCTCGACCACTGTAAAAAACATAATGTCGAGAGTGTCAGGACTTCCGAAGGTTTGTTTTATCGAACAGTGAAAACGCGATATTGGACTTCTGACTGGGGGTCCATGTACAGTTTTGTTCAAGAACACAAAGTTCCCGAACTTCTGGAAAAGCGTCTAAATCAAGGCAATGTGAAGCAATTTCTGGAAGAAAATCCCGAGGTTGTACCTATGGGATTAAATGTGGATTCTGAATACCTCATCGCAGTTAGGAAAAAATAATGAGCGGACCATACGTACCGATAGAAGATCTAGCCAATCACTTCTCAGTCTCAGTGTCCACCATCCGTGGGTGGATAAAACGTGATCAGATCCCAAAGCACACTTTCATAAGAGTGGGAAACACATACCGATTTTCAATTGACGATGTTTCGGTAGCTTTATCTGCTCCAAAACCGGTTAATAAAGCATCGGATGAACCTGATGAGTCTTTTGACGGTATACCGGATGACGATGATGGCAATGGTAATGCCGACGACGGGGGGATTATGACATTGGATACTAATGATGCACCACTTGTTATCCCTCACGATTTTGACGAAGACCAAGATCTATAAAACGAATGCCTGAATTTTTAAGACGTCTTAGTATACGTGATAAGAAGTTTAGTGAATTTACAGGTGGTAACGAGATAATTATTAGCCACGAAAATTTTCGGAACATAATAATTATCAATGCGGCCCCTGTCTCACGTTCTTATTACGAGGACAATTACGATCCTGACAAAGTAGCTATGCCGATTTGCTGGTCTGCTGATACGCAAATTCCTTCCAAGGATGTGCCGGAGGACCAACGTCAGGCAGCTCGATGCATGGATTGTACTTATAATATAAGAGGTTCTGGTTACGGGAGTAGTAGAGCTTGTAGGTTTTCGCAACGTCTAGCTGTAGTTATGGAAGGGCAGTTAGACGTAGTATATCAATTACGCTTGCCTGCTACTTCAATTTTCGGTGAATCCAAAAACGGTAATATGCCTATGCAAGCGTATGCTCGGTTTCTCAGAGAGCATAATAGCCCAGCCGTTACTGTAGTTACCCAGATATATTTTGATACCGACAGTGGCACACCAAAACTTTTCTTCAAACCTAGTCGCCCTCTGGAGGATGAGGAGTTAAAAATGGTTTCAAAGATGATAGATCATCCTGACACCATAAAATGTATAACTTTGGATTTTACACCATTGTTTGAGGGTACGAGAACGTCCCCATTTGAAAGCACAGATGGGTTTCAATTTGACAAACAGGAGATGACTCATGGCTGAAACTAGCCCAGTTTATGTTATTGACGATGTAGAAGCTCTATGGCCGCGCATCAATTGCACGTACAGGTTCGATCAAAAGGAAAGACGGTCGGTACCTTGTGATCCATTTGATGACGGCGCTAAGTACGAAATTAATTTTAAGATGTCCAAAGCACAGGCCAAGGAACTGCGTAAGGACATGGTTGAAGCCTACGATGGTAAGGTTAAATCAGAAAAAGATTGGCCCGATAGCTTTGAGAATCCGTTTACCAAAGATGAGGACGGAAATTACATTTATAAGGCCAATTTGAAGGGCGCATATGGTAAAGACGCTACCAGAAAACCAGCTCAATTCGATGCCAAAAATACAAAACTTGGTGACGATTTTCTTCTGACCACGGGTAGCAAAATCAATGTTGCCGTTACATTCACGCCCTATCATGGGAGCATGGGAACAGGCGTATCTCTACGATTGCGTGCCGTTCAGGTTATCAAGTATGCTCCCCTAGAGGCATCTTCACCGTTTGGCGCAACTGATGGTTTCGAGGCTTCCGAAGGCAATCCGTTTGTCTCAGGAGCCAAAGGAGAACCGAATGGGGAAATCAAAGAACCCAAGAAAGTAGTTAAAAAATCTGCTGCTGCTCCAAAATCTAAGGACACAGATTTGGACGCTATTGTAGATGATTGGGACGATTAGCCTCTACTAATATAAGCCGCGGCTACAGAGCGGGAGTAAATTGTGAAGTAGCCGTGGTTTTCTAGTCTTTAGGTAGGGGAAATGGAAACAAAAGAATTTTTACGGAGAGCGTTGGGGGAGAGTGGTTTCTATTGTATTTTTGCATCGCGTGGGTCTGATGACCGAAGGGTGCAAAAATTTCACGACTCCATAGACACTTTATTTAACACGGCCCGCAAATTAGATGGGAATGGTTTTGACACATATTTTGCGTTAGCTACGTTTAAAGAAACCGGTTCACGCAAAGTAAACAACGTCAAACAACTTAGGTCGTTTTTCCTAGATCTTGATTGCGGCCCCAGCAAAGATTACCAAAACCAAAACGAAGCTATTGCTGCGCTAAGAAGTTTTTGTAAGCAATTATCGTTACCCAAACCGCTCTTGATTAATTCCGGGCGCGGGGTGCACGTATATTGGTTTTTGTCGCAACCCATTGATTTAAAAGACTGGCTACCTGTTGCGGAACACATTAAACGTTTATGCTCAAAATATAACTTGTTAGCAGACCCAGCAGTTACATCTGATGCAGCGCGAGTATTGCGTATACCGGAAACTCATAATTATAAATCGGACCCACCACACGATGTAACGCATTTTGGTACAGGTGTTATTGAACCTATAGATTTCGATGTGTTCGTTGAATACTTTAATGATGACCCGATACCAGTTCCTACAAAACATATTCCTTCAAATAGCAATGCAGTTATGGATGCGCTGCTTGGTAACAGAAAAAACGTGTTCAAGGATATTATTTTAAAAACCCGTGGGGGTGAGGGGTGCGATCAAATACGAAATATAATAACTAATCAGGCAGACATAAATGAACCATTGTGGAGAGCAGGGTTATCCATAGCCAAATTTTGTGAGGATGGTGAAAAAGCCGCACATATTATGTCCAAAGATCATCCCGAATATACTGCACGGGACACAACAAAGAAAATGGATCTTATAAAAGGGCCGTATCTATGTGCAACTTTTGATGAATTTAACCCTGATGTGTGTGGAAAGTGTCCTAATTGGGGCAAAATAAAGTCCCCAATAAGTCTTGGTAACAGGATAAAAGAGGCCACAGAAGAAGATAACGTGGTGGAAGCTCCGTCTATTGACTTACCTGATTCACCTATCAATACATATACTATACCGGCTTATCCAGCCCCGTATTTCAGGGGGGCTAATGGTGGTATTTACATACGAATAACACAAAGAGATGGGGAAGTTGGTGAAAAACTTATATACCATAACGACTTATATGTAGTACGACGTTTATGGGACAGCGAAGTTGGGGAAGCTGTGGTGATGAGGCTCCATCTACCCCATGACGGTGTACGGGAATTTACTATACCATTGGCAGCGGTGAATTCACGTGAAGAATTTCGTAAATATATGTCCATGTATGGTGTTGCCATAAACAAGATGGATGAAATAATGCAGTATACAACGACATGGGTTAATGAATTGCAGGCTAACAGTATAGCAGATGAAGCTCATAAACAGTTTGGGTGGACAGATGATAATTGCACTTCATTCATACTAGGCAATCAGGAAATATTCGCTGATAAAGTAGAATTCAATCCTCCTTCATCGCAGACGGCTGCATTATTCACTTCCTTTGAACCGAAGGGTACATTGGAGGGTTGGAAAAAGATGATTGGTTTTTACAACAAAGATAAATTTGAGTTACATCAATTTGTCGTGGGTTCATCCTTTGGTTCCGTTCTTATGAATCTCTCCCCGATAAACTGCGCCGCACTTCATATACATAGTAAAGAGTCAGGAGTTGGTAAAACTACTGCTATAGCTGCGGCGGTTTCGGTGTGGGGTAAACCAGAAGACCTCATAATAAACGAACGTGATACATACAACACAAAAATGCACAGAGGTGAGATATACCATAACTTACCACTGTATATGGATGAACTCACGAATAGTCGGGCGAATGAACTTAGTAACCTAGCATATCAATTAACCGGTGGCAGACAGCGAGGACGTATGGCTAGCGGTGGTAATTTAGAAAGATATCGTGGTGATGCGTGGAAATTATTGGCTGTAACTACTGGTAATACAAGCATAATTGAACGTGTAAGTATGACCAAATCAATGCCGAAAGCAGAGGCCCAACGCATACTTGAAGTTAAGGTGGATCGTCTGTTTAGCGAAGCAGAAGAAAAAGAAGAACAGGATGCATTCAGTGTTGCTGTAGGCAATCAATACGGGCACGCCGGAAAAATATATATTCAATACATTATAAACAACTTAGATGGTGTTAAGAAGCTGCTCGATGAAATTCGCAATAAAGTAGACACTATGGCGGTATTGACATCGGAAAATCGGTTCTGGTCCGCGTTTGTAACCAACACTATGGCAGGATTAGTAATAGCCAAACGTGCTGGTCTTATAGAATACAACATAGGCAATGTATTTAAATGGGCCATTAAGATGCTCAAAGATAATAAGCACTATGTATCGGATATGAATGCGTCCGTTGAGGAAGTTCTTAATGATTACATTCACGAGCATTGGAGTAATGTACTGTGGATAAAAAGTACGGATGATTTACGGAAGCAAAACAACAATGGAATAGACTCTCTTATAGTACCGGATGCTATTCCGCGGGGTAAATTAGTTGCTCGATATGAGACCGACCTGAAGAAAGCCTACCTAATACCGAAACCTCTTAGGCTATGGTGCAGTGAACAGCAAATAAATTACGCTGCGTTTCTACAGGATCTAACGACAAAACTGGGCGCTACCAAAGCAAAAGTACGTTTAAGCAAAGGTACTCATATGCAGCTACCGCCCACAGATGTCATAGTTGTCAGTTGTTCTATTGAGGGTGAAGATGAAGCAGGGGGTACTCAAGAAGGATGATCTAAACCCCGATGGGGTGCGGATTATAGTGAAATGGGACGATATGGTGGCAGGTTCTTCTGTGTTTATACCGTGCATAAACACTCAGGAAGCAATGCGCCAATCGGCTAAGATATTGATAAATAAGGATTATAAAACAGAGGCGAGAGTTGTTATAGAAAATAAAATATTAGGTATTCGCATTTGGAGAACAGTGTGATAGCATTAAATAGACAGCCACCTCCCTGTCTGTCGTTCTCCTACTGACCCCTGCCATCCTCCCGGCAGGGGTCTTTTTTAAGATGACCATTCCGGTTCATCAGACCACCAATCGTAAACGGGAGAACGATTAAAATAATCTTCTTTAAGGAGACCCCGTAATCCTTTGGGTATCTGCACACCATGATGCATAGCAGAGGTAGCCTTTGCATGTGATCTCATAGAATCCGTTACGGTTTTACCTGTTATCACAACACCTTTGTAAGGATGTTTCTTACTAAACACTCTCATTTTGGCTGCTAACTCCCTTGCTCCGTCATAATCACTTCTGCTGACAGCTACCCAGTATTTACGTAATAAATCAGTGCGTTGATCAACTATATCCCTGCTTATCTTTTTCTTAACCAGATTCTCTTCCAATCTGCGGGTATACTCAGAGGGCGGGAAACCCAAACCCTGCATAATCAGATTGCCAGTAGTAACATCCTCGTATATGGGATCGTAACGTTGTGTTCTTATGCCATCATCTCCCCAAGGTGAATAGCGCCACGTTTTCATTAGATTACGTGCTGCCGAAGGCAACATACTTTCCGTACCTCGCCAAGGCTCACCTTCAAAGAATGCTCGCTTTGCGCCACTAGCAAACTGTTTTCCTACACTCCATGCAGGACCACCGGCAGCTTGCGCTAATATCATTTCTAAAGAATCATTTCTAGCGTAAGGGTTCATTCTGAATATTAAATTACCCATACCAATACGGGTTGCTACGTCTGTACCAACACCTACCAATTCGCTACCGTATACCAATCCACCCTTCCACCAACCTTCGCCTACTACTTTACGTAAAATGGTCTCAGAGTCCTCTCCATCTTCAGGTAAGAACATGTTAGAGAGTGCCATTATAATGCCGATAAATGGAAGTCCTTGTACTCCAGCCAATGCTACATTTGATACCATCACACCTATAAATTGTTTGAAGGCGACATCCCCCATCGCTTTGGCTGTTCCTACTGCGTAACCTTCTTTCACCCAATGCGCCGGTAAATCCTTCATAAAGAAAGTACGACCAGTTTTCATAATCGTGTAGTACATCTGTATGCCATATGTCTTATACATCATGGCAACACGGCCAAGCCCTGATTGCGCTAAACTTGGCGCAGTAGCTAAAAATGCACCGCCATTTATTTCCTGTGCCGTGTATACAGCTAAATTCGCAGCAGCATCTTTCTGTTCTTGGGTAAGATTTTTCCCGTGTTTTTCTTTTAGTCTATCTATTTCCAGTTGATAAGTAGATATTAAAGCTACCTGACGGTTGCCACGTTCCACATGATGGAACATCCACGCAGAAGAAGCACTCAGCCAATCCCATACGCCTTTTTCCCTACCAGCCATCTGAATATTCAATGTATCGTAGAATAATGAACGGTTTAATTGTCCTCTATCCATAGCTATCTGGATAAGAGGTTGTAATTCCCTTATTTGTGCCTGTATCTTGGGTGGCAACTTCTTTAGCATATCTTCTCTTACTTTTAATTTTCCTTCATTAGCTGAATCTTCAACAAAAAAGTTATCTATAGAAAACGCACCCTTTACGTTTACTGTTTCATCTCCTACTAAAGTAGATATTTCACGATCTCTACCGCTGGCTTTAATTAATCTTCCAGCATTTATAAGAGCGCTGGCGGCTTTTCCTTGTCCGTATTTACCACCTAAAATAGGCTGCATAAAAAGTGGAACCTGAGACGCATTAACGACGGCAGATGAAACATTCCATCCTATGGTTCCCATAAATGCTAAACGATTAGCAAGAGCTGCTCGTGCGTCTGACGGCGGATTACGTGCAAATTCTGCTCTTTTTCTTAATTCATCCACAACTATTCTAGCACTAGCATATTCTTTATCTGGGTCGGCTTTTTTCCCTCTTGTCAACTCGTTGTATTCTTTCTCCAGTTGTTGTTCTACCGCGTTTATTTTTGCGCCCCACTGTAAACGCACTGTTGCTGACGATAAGTCATACGCTTTTGTTCTGAACGCCAACACAGCATCTTCCAGATAACCGGGCCTACCCATTCCTTCATTAGCACGTCTTGTAAGAGCTTTTGCAAAGGAGGATTCGGGTAATGCATTCAGGAATAAATTCATAAATTCCATCTGCACGTCACCACTAACCTTATTTGCTCTTAATATTTGAAGAGTTTTTGACATGAAAGAAGTAGCGGGTGCTCTGGCATAATCTTCAGCGGTCTTTAATTTTTCAAACTTTCTTATTGTTTTGTTATCAACTTCGGGGAATGTTTTAATTTGTTTAACATAGTTTTTTCTAGCTGTTGTATTTTCAAACGACATGTAGACCATTTCAGGTTGACCCGTTAGTGAATCTACACCCTGAAATTCCAGCCAAAACTCTCCCTTACGAGTTAACGGAAAGTATGGATCTATACGCCCTTTCTGGAATAACTTTTCGTATATGTTCGTTTGTAATTTTTCTCTTTCTGTTTTGTTTATAAGGTTTCCATCACTGTCTTTCATAGTATTAATTCGATCAGCTATAACTGCTTTTAATGTCTCGTATTGTTTTTTATATGTATTAAGCATACGGAGATAAACTTTATCACCACCGGTACGTTTGAGTTTGTCCCATTTTGGTTTTAGTTCACGCCATTTTTTGGATTTTTCTGTAGGTTTCCCGTTTTTATCGAAGTACTTACTTTCAAGTTCACTTGGATTAACCTGAAATCTTGTGCTTGTGTACACAACATCATCAAAAGTTTTCTTCATCTCTGGATGAGTCGTAATCCACCCCTCTTTTCCACTTATAAGTTGTAAGGTAGCATCTAATGATTTTTCTACTTTACCCTGTTCACCTATCATACGTTCTATAGTTCTATGTAATTCAAACGCACTGGGGATTTTAAGGTATGCGGCTACATCAGTTAGTGCCTGCATCGGCATTATTTGAGTCATCCAATCTTTCATTTTTGGGATAACTGAATCACCTTTAATGAAACTTACAAAATTTCCTGCAAATTTTTGTCTGTATTCAGGAGTAGGTTTAGGAAATGACTTACCCATTGTGGCTACGTTCTTTAATAGCGTGTCTATATGCTCGCTAGTAGAACTCATGTACATCGAACCAGCATTACGTGAATTGGGTGCAGGAGATAGCATGGCGTGTATAAGTGCATCGGTTTTGTCGTGCACTGTATTAAATTTCTGGAAGCCGAGAGGTATAGGTCTAGTTGATATACCCACCAAACGTCTGAGCATATTAGCTACTGCGTAGAAAAATCTTTGTAGTGAGGATACAGATGAACCTTTTGGGTTTATACCGGCAAGTTTTTGTTGGAATTCTACATTACTAAATGCTTCTGCTACAAATTCATCCAAGGATTGAGCACCATAAGCTGTGTCTAATTCTTCTTTGGTATCGTTAAAAAGTTTATCCAGTTGTTTGGTAAGTGGGTGTGACTTGTTAGCAAGTATATGAGAAGTAAGCGCGTGTGTAGTTTCATGTATTGCGCTATGAGAATTCATTCCAAGTTTGGAATCCAACTGAATTGTATTGGTCTTGGGATTGAACAAGCCTGCAACATGCACACCTGCTTCGTCTTTAAGGTTATTTACAACTTCTACTTTGGTATTACTAAGTTCTAATGATTCACTTAATACATTTGCTAATTTGGACAGAGTAGAATTGTTTGATGTTCTTGATAGTGCGCCTATAGCACCCTGTAAATTACCTTCCCTCAATAGTAGTCTTACAGTGGGATGTAACGGTGCATCAAGACTAACAACTGCATCTCCCGCGAGTTTTTTGGTTGTACTGGCTGCTTTTTTATCGGTTGCAGCTTCTTTTCTTTTTACTTCTGCTCTTTTTGCAGCAGCTTTCTTTGCAGCAGCTTCCTTTGCAGCAGCCGCTTTCTCACGCGCTTCAACGCTTTTTGCATTAGCAAGTGCATCTCTTGCTATTTGTTCTTCGCTCCTTGCGTCTAAAAATTCTTCGACGTCGATTTCGTGTTGTTGGATAGCAGCGGCTCTTGCTGGTGTAATAGGAGCCTGTCCAATTGTTGTTACATTAACTACTAAATCGTTCTCATCTACAGTACGTTTATTTGCTTGTTTATGTGTTACCTGATTATCTCTTACAATAGATATCCACTCATTAGTTTCATCACTAAGATTTTTCCGCATCCATTCAAGTGCTTTGTCAGCTCTACTTCTTCCTGTTCGATGCATAAACAAGAGTATACGTACATCTTCGTCTGCACTTGGTGTGTTTATGTCCGGGGAGTTAACAGAATCATGTATTGCCAATAAAACATTATCACGCATAGCTCTGTATTTACCAAAATATATCTTGGCATCGTAAGCTATATCGTTTGTTTGAGGACTTCCTTCAAGTAAAGCTACGATTTTAAGAGCATCTGCATCTGATACATTCAAATTTGGAAACTGCTCTAAAAGCGGTACGTTTCCACCATAAGATGTTTCTGTTTGGTACCACGCCCATTCATCAGCAAGAGTCCCCTTCCCAAAATCAGCAGCTACTAATCTTTTGAAGCCTTCGGGGTCTTCTTTACGAAAACTTTCCAACCCTTTAGGTACATCTTCGGTAGCCTGTGCTTCTTCCCTAGCTTTTTTATACGCTTCTTCTGTCTTGGGATTTACTTTGCCAATAAGACGGCGGTATCTTGCTCTAATAGGTGCCGAAGATCTTCCGGTAATATCTTGTGACCCACGAGCCTTACCTGCCGGTAATATTTCTACCTCGATATTCTGATCGGCTGTTTTAGCTTTGCTCCGATCTGCACGGATCTTAGCCGTAACAGTTTTTTCTTTTGTGGTTTCAGGAGCAGTACGTTTCCGTGTCTCCTTTGCGGCAACCTTCTTTGCGGCAACCTTTTTCTTCTTTACGACAACTTTCTTTGCAGCAGCCTTCTTTGTAATTTCGGGAGCGGTGAGCCTTTTTTCTTCTGTTAATGTACGAGTTGGCTCTGCTTCTCTTGGAGTAATTCCTGCAGCAATAGCTGTAAGACGACCCAATCCTGCGGGAGCAGTTTCTGGAGTTCCTTTGGGAGTTCCCACACCGGTACGTCGTCCTGTTGGTACAGGACTGCGAACGCGACCTCTACCTCTTCTTGTTTTAAGCCCTGTATCTGGAAGGGTAGTGTCGAAAAGGGTAAGTTGTTCTGTTCCTGTTTCATCTGTAGTCGTCTCAGGTTTCGGAAGTACTGAGCCTCTTAATAAATTTTGTACGGTTTCTAATTGTTTAGTATTTTTCTTACTTGGTTTACGAATATTTATTTTTTCTTCATGTGCTTCAAGTATTTTACGTACTTCTGGATCACTCGTATCTCTACCTTCTTTACCTAATTTTGTTAGTTGTTTATAGGTAGGAATACTTTTAGGTATACCTGCTAAAGTTGCTGCAGTAACAGGTAATGCAGGAGCTGGAGCTTCAGCTCTAGTCGCTACTCTACCTAAACCCGGTAATTCTCCACGAGTTTGTTCACCTCGTGCTATATCTTGTGCTTCTCTTGCTGCTACACGTTCTCTACGTGTATCTGGTATAGGTACAGGTGGTGCTTCTGCAGCCCTAGCTGTTTCTTCTGCTTCCAATTCTTGTTGAAAAGCTATTTCATCTTCTATCCCAAGTTGACGAGGTTCCCGTACTGCTGCTGCTTCTCGTTCTATAGCCCATGCAGGATCATCAATAGCACGTTCTGATGCTACTTCTTCTGCAGTAGGTTCTCTACCTAATTTTTCTCGTACTCGTCTACGACGAACTTCAGTAGCAATTTCTTCTTGCGTAGCCGTATCCATAAATTGGTCTACTGGTAATGTACCTAATCTACGTC